CTGGGTCGATTGCGAGTGGCGTGCGTTCTTTTAGAAACTTTCTATACTTCTCTTTAGCACCGTCAGATACGCCATCACTATTTTGAATATCAACATGTACAATAACCTTACCATACTGTGGTGGATTCAGTTCTTCACCACCTTGTACTGATACTGCTTGTATTTCAGAGAACTTGCTTTTCAAAAGATTTTCATAATCAGATTCTGTGACTGCTCTATCTTGTATTTGAATAGATTTTGGAGCATAGAACTTGATTGAATCAAGCGTTTCTTCTTCAGCGCCACCAAAAGATGTTGATGTTGTTGTGACTGTCGCTGTGTATCCTTGTATTGTTGCGCTTGGCGTAAATGTAGTAGCACCGTTTGGTGTTGCACCATTTGCAATACGATAGATAACCTCTACGACTTCGCCTGTTTTTGGTTCTCTACCAAACACATCATTACCAAACTCTAGTTCGTAACGATTCAGTTCTGCTGGTTGTAGATAGAACACTTTATCTGCTGATTTAACGTCAAAGAGATTTGGTTTTGAAGCATATGCATTAACCTCAGCACTAGCAGCAGAGGAAGCATATACATTTACTACAATACTGTCTGTGTCAACTCTCTTGTTAGAGATAAGATATTTTGTGCTTGCTGTTACGTCATAGTATTCTTTTTCAATTCTACCTTCATGAAGGGAAACATCAGTAGCAGAATACACGCCAGAATTTGGTGTGATGGTATACACTTGGTCTGTACTAAATGTGTATGACTTACCATCAACATTTGTGGTAAACTTCGTGTATTTTGGAACTGTGATGAATGCTGGGCTATCACCTGGCGTAAATGTCAGAGTAACTTTTGCGTTTGATGACCTGTATGACCTTGGTAGATAGTTCAACTCTTTTGCATGAGATACAACAGAATCTCTTAGCTGCGCTGAGTCAAGAAACATCTCACCGAGAGCCATATTCGTATAAAAACTATTCTGAAATGTATTGTATGCCAACACATCAAGAATGACGGACATATTAGACCCGTCATAGTCATAGTCAGCAAATTGTGCTTGACCTTGAAGAAATGTTTTTAACTGACTCTTGATTTGATTGAAATCAAGTTCCGAGATAATAGTTCCTGCCATTTTATCTCACTCTTTCTAAAAGTAACTCTAATGTAACTGGTTCTTGTACGTTGACAACACGAAATACGATTGTGATTTGTACTTCGTGTTCTTGTGAAGTCTGAGCGATATACACATCAATAACATCAGCCCTTGGCTCATGCGCTGCAATAACATCCTTTATATGCTCTTGCATCGTCAAGAATGTCTGTGCTGTAATATTCTCAAACAACATAGCACGAATGTTACCACCAAGATTTGGTTGGAACAATCGCTCACCTCTATCTGTCAACATAAGATTACGAAGAGACTGTTTTACAGCATCAACATTCGTTTTGCGTAAGACTGTGCTACGAATTGGATGCTTATCCAAGTCCGTAAAGAAGTCCGAGTATACAACTCTTTGTGTTAATGGTGTTGCCATATGAAGCAATCTCCAGTTTTCTTTTTATTTATACTTATTATTTATGTAACTACACCTGAATAACTACGCCCAGCAAGCAGTCTATCTAACCCATTTTCATTTATTGTGCCATTAGAATTCAACAACACATTCGCCTGACTTTGTATTGACTTACCCCAAAGTTCTGTTGGAATAAAATGATTTGGGTCCACAATTTTCTTTATACCCCATGTACCATCAAGTCTGTTGAACATATCGTATTTTGAGAAGTGCTGTCTTGCAATTCCGGTATAATATTTTATCTGCGCTCTTTGAATAAACACACCTCTCTTTAAATCATATAGGTTGATATCAATTGCAGCACCAAAATTATGCCAACTCAAACCTTTCGCAGCAACTCGTCTGGTTACTGCATTAGAACTGTTTTGAAGGGCCTTTTGTTGAGCAAGTGACCTTCTACCACCACCCTCTACTATTTTTATATCATATCCCTGTTCTCTATACTCATCGACAAAAGACCTCATAGCTTGAGCAACCCTATCTCTTACGATAGGATGAAGATTGTTTATATATGCAGCATTATGAGGAGCAAATATACTTTGACCATAAAAAGATTCTGGATAGATAGCATTCGCATTGTTATATGTAACCGCTACTCTATCTCTACTGACTGCATTAGGTATGGGTCTACCAGCCAAAGCACTATCTAGAACATTAGCAGCAGAGCCTCTGTTAATGTCCTTCATTTTCGCATTTGCTTGGGTAACCTTTGCCCCAACCTCTTCCATTCTTCTCTCTATTTTTTCATCTTGTTTTCTTGTTGCACTTGAAACTGCTCTAGCAATTACCGATCTCAGTTCATCTGGAAAAGCAGTTGTATTATTTTTTGAAAAATTCTTTGTTACCGCTGCTGACCTTGCTTTGGTAAAATTTTTATTCTGTTCAGACAAGAGATTTTTTGCTAATTCTATCTCTTCTTTTAATTTGTTTTTAGTGTTTTCAAGGGCCTGCCTAGACATTTACTTCTCCATTTTACCTTATGCAAGTAGTTCCAAATCTTCAACTTCACTTTCCCAGTTTTTAAGTTTAACTTCGTTCACCATTTTACTATGTTGAAAACAAGCATCAACAGAGTCCTTAAAAGCAAGCAAATCGTCTTCTACACCTTCTAAAACACTTTCAATAGAAGCCTCAAATGCTTCTGCAATTGCCTCTGCTTCTGCTTCAAGAGATTCCAGAAAATCAGACACATCAATTGATTCAATATCAGCTTGAATAGCTGATGCTAATGCTTCTGCATCTGTTGCTAAACCTTCTACTGTAGATACAACAGTAGCAGCCAATGCTTCTACATCAGATGCTATAGTCTCAACTACAGATTCGGCAGCATCAGCTATATCAGAAAGTATATCATCACTGGATAATGCATCAAATTGTTCTTTAACTGAGACTACTGCATCTTCCACATTCTTTGCCAAGTCTTCCATATAATCAGATATTGGCTGAAATATATTATCTAAGTCTAGTTCATCTATTTCATTGCCTATGTCAGTAACAAAATTTTCTAATGCTAACAGAGCATCACAACCACCATTTAACGTTGCATTGAATCCCATCACACTGCTTTGAAAATCAGTCAAAGAGGCAACGTCAAGCCCAAAAGTTTCTACTGAAAACGTATCTGGATTGATACCAGATTGAAACAGAATAGCAGATATATCTTCATTAGACGCCTTTGATAATGAATCAGATAGTGTAGATAGACCACTTGCTTCACTAAAAGGAAGACCTTCTATCGTAGTTAGCATATTTTCCTTTAGAATAGACATTTGATCTGAAGGAAATGCAAATGAAGCTGTAATAGATTTAAGTTCATCTTCAGAAGAAAAGTCGCCAATACCTAAATTATCAACAAGCTCATCTGTTTGAAAAAATTCCATATCTTGTGAAATTAAACCGTCTGACATATCTTATATCCCTTCCGCATCAGGGTGTGCATGTTCTGGGTCTGGTTCATCAGCAATTGATGAATATGACGTATCATCATAAGTAAAATCTATTGGAAAATCATTTTCAATGGGCTTACCAAGACCCGTTCTCAACGAATCTCTTTTACCAGATGGGCTAGCAAAATCTGTTAGCGTGCCTTTCACATATATTGTATATCCTGGGTCAACTTTAACTGCTCCACTGGTATTCAAATCAATCTTAGCACCTTCAATAGCGATGTTATTAGCAGACTTAATGTTATATTGACCCGTTGTGTTGAAATATGTGTTACCACCATTTTCAATTCTCACATCTGTGTTAGCATATGCAGAAATGAATCCTGTGTTGGCATAGACATGAATATTACCTATTTCTGATTGCGAAACGATGTGCTGTCTAGCAAATAGATTATAACTATCCAGATATGCTTCTTGTCTGATAGACGAACTCTTCTGTGAGAAAATATCACCTGAGTTCATATAGATGCCACCACCAACATTCAATCTATAATCACCATGCACATTCGTTGTCATTGTACCATCGACTGTTAGGTTACAATCAGATTCGACTTTGATATTAGACTTACCTCTAATAGTAACTTCAGACGCACCCTTTATCAATACTTTGCCGTTTCTCTCAATGATTGTTACACCATCACCAACAATCTTATTTGTTTGTGTACCAGTTGGCCCAACTTCAAGATATGTGCCTTTTCTATGTCGAATATTTATTCTTTCAGACGCTGGTGAGTCATCCATTTCAAACACATGACCAGATTCTGTTTCTTGTACTTTATTATATGGATACTGAGCATTGTATGGCGGTCTAGGTTCAATACTATCTTTTGTAGCATGTTGTGTTGCTACATGAGTTTTATCAATCTCCTCACCTCTTGCAAGTCTATTCACATCTGGATTGTATGCATCATGAGGTTTAGGATATATATCACTCTTACCATTAAATCCTTGAGTAGAATTGGGAAATGTTGTAGGCATACCAGGCATCACACCAAGAACCATTGGGTGTTGAGCATCGTCACCATCTAGAAAGAATCCAAACACCCACGACCCTTCAATCGGTGGTTTATAGTTAAAGTCATACGAACCAATAACAGGTATTGCCCAAGGTAGAGTTTCTGTAGGCACATCTTCTTTGCTATCTGGATGAATGTCAAAGCAGCGAATACGAAGACGACCCATCTTTCTTGGGTCTCTACGGTCTTCTACGACACCCATAAACCATAGTAGATTTCTAAATCCATTTTCAGCCATTATCCTTCAAACTCCGATGTCGTATCTGCTACTTCTGTCGTCATATCTGCTACTGTTGAAACTCCAGAGCTATCTCCTAGAGCAAGGTCTTTAGACAATATTAATGTAGATTTATGTACTCTATCGACTGAAATATTATGACTGATAGAGTTGATCAACCAGTAACCTGAAAGACTTCCGTTAAATTCAGTTGTTTGTATTTCTTCAAAATTGAATATATTCAATTTGATAATGTCTCCAGCAAATATATCATTTCGACCATATATCTCTACTTCAACTGTTAGCTCGGAATGATAGTAAATATTTGATATTTTTGGTGCAATTATTTTAGTGTAGTTTTGATTAGGTCTTTCGGCATCTATAAAAACCATATGTGATTTTGGTATACCATCTGCTTCGAAGAAGTCTTGTCTAAATTTTTCAGTGTGTGGAAATCTAATAGTTTTATCAGTATGAGTAAAATCTTGAAAATTATCTTTATAGCTATATGGGTTATGTATATATTGCTTATTCAAAATATCAACTTCGACAACATCAGTTATCATTGAACCAGAAGCTATTTCTCTCATAGTGTTTAATCTATTTGTCATTTTGAACGACAACATATTATTCATAGACTTGTCTCTGGTAGAAACAGTATCTGCATGAACAGCAGGATCATATGTATATTCTTTTGCGTTTTCTCTACCATCTTTTATCATTTGTTCATGCGTTTTCATTTTGAATTTTTCTCTTGTCTGATAGAAGTAATAGTTAGAACTTTTATTGGTCGCAGAATACGATCTTCGAGTTAGAAAATTAATTGCTGCAATGGGATTAAGAGATGGAATAACAATCGTCTGTACGCCATCAGTATCTTCAATCTCAATTTCATTGTTTGAGTTTGGAAACCTTGTTTCATCAATCAAATATTCATCAAATATCAGTTCAATCATCTCCTTGTTTGTTTTATCTTGATAACTTTTTTGAACCTTTCTACTCATATCCAACAAATGATGAGTAGAAACAAACTTTAACGTATAATACATATAGTTTTGCTGTTCGCCAGGAGCAACATCGCTTACATTATAGACAAAAAATTCTTGTGATATTTCGTTTTCAAAAAAGTCAATATAAGTAATATTGAATAATTCTTCACCAATGATAGGGAAGTTATCGAGCAGCCCATTTGCTTCCAATATCTTCATTTGACCCATCAACGCTGAACCATTGATCGATTCAGTGAATGATAAATCTGAAATAAAATTTGCTATGTTAATTGGTTGTTGACTTTGGCGTTTTTTTGCAGTTTTATCATAGTGAGATAAAGTAGCTAATTTGATATCGCAAAAACCAACGTCGAATTTATCTCTAGCCATTTAATAAACTTCTCAAATTTTCTAGAACTGTTGGAGCATACGAAGTATTAACGAGAATGATATTTCTTAGTTCCTCATTCTCTTCCATTTCGTAATCAAAACGACGCACAGCAGTCCAATCACCAGCAACAAAATCACCATTGAATGTCTGCGCTCTTATATATGAATCTGGGCTAATCAGTATCGTCTCATCATCAGTATTTTTCCAGTGAACGATGTTATCTGTTCTGGTTG